ATGGCATCCCTCAGTAGACGCCGCCGACGAGACGGCACCACCGCCTGGCGCGTCCAGTACCGCGACCCCGGCAACCCCACACCCACCACTGCGACGTTCGACGACCTCGACGCCGCGGAACGCTTCTCAGACCTCGTCGACCGACTCGGAGGCCCCGCCGCCCGCCGCCAACTCGAACGGCTCGAGCAGGGAGACTCCTCCCCCACCCTCACCGCGGCGCTCGAGGACTACCTGACCCGCTCCCACGACATCACCCCCGGCACAGCCGACGACTACAAGCGGATCTTCGAACGGTCCACCATCACCGAACAGATGGGAAGCCTCCCCGTCTCCGTCGTCACGGACGATGATGTGCACGCCTGGCTGAGGCACCGCTCCACCATGATCTCGAAGCAGACCGGTGGCGGACTCTCCCCGAAGACGATCCGGAACGAGCACGGCATCCTATCCACCGTCCTCGAGCACGCAGTGAAGCGCGGCTGGGCCACCACGAATCCAGCGAAGGGCGTGCGTCTCCCGAAGCTCAACCCCGCCGATCCACTGATCATCACCCGGGACCAGTACGAAGCAATCCACGGGAAGATGGAGAAGCGGTACCAGCCTCTCGTGGAGTTCCTCGCCGTGACCGGTGTCCGGTGGGGTGAAGTCACTGCACTCCAGTGGCGGGACATCACCGCCGGCACTCCCCCGAGGGTCACGATCCGGCGAGCGTGGAAGAAGGGCGTGAAGGGTGAGTGGCGGGTGGAGGGGCTGCCGAAGTCGCACGCCTCCCACCGGTCGTTCACGGTGCCGCAGAAGCTGATCGACAAGCTCGGCGACCGTGGCAAGTCGGGTGATCTGGTGTTCCCGAATCGTGCCGGGACGGCGGTCACGCACTCGAACTTCCATCAGCGGAAGTGGATCAAAGCCTGCAAGGCGGCGGGGGTGATGGATCCCCGACCGAGAATCCATGATCTCAGAGGGTTCTTCGTGTCGCAGATGCTCGCGGCCGGTGTCCCCCTCCACGTCGTCTCGAAGCGGATCGGCCACACCGATGTGGCGTTCACCGTCCGGGTGTACTCCCACCTCACTCTCGAGGCGCAGCATGCGGGCCTCGACGACATGGAAGCCCTGCTGATCTGACAACGCCCCCGGCACCACAACGGTGCCGGGGGCGTTTCGTCGTGCTCAGGCTTCCCAGATCGTCTCCGGCGCCCGGGCGGCGTCGCGGTCCCACGTGTACATGCCGAAGTCGTCGACTGACAGGCCCGGCCCCTGCTCGAGGCTGTCCCCGTCGGTGACGTACTGGTCGACGTGGAACTCCCCGATCGTCGCCCCCTCCCCCATGGCGGTGATTGCGAGGTCTGTCGCGACGACGCGATGCTCCTCGTCGGTTAGGCCGGTGGTGCACAGGTAGACGATGACGTCGACGTTCGACTGGTCCTCGTCGCTGTGCGGCCGGACCTCCTGGACCATCTTGACGACGGTGGAGTCTGGGAGGGGTGTAGAGGTGAGCGCCGCGGCGAGCCCCGTGTCAGGCTCTGAGGGGTCGCAGGCGGCGAGCGGGTCGACGGGATCGGTAGTCTTCTCGGGCGGCTCGGTCGTCGCCTCGCTGGTCGCTTCCTCTGCCACCGGCGGTTCCTGCGTGGCCGGCGGATCGTCCTGTGGGGTGCTGCATGCGGCGAGCAGCAGCACAGCGGCGGCCGCGGCGATCCGGTACGTCTTCATGCTGCCTCCTGCAGGGCGTGGATGACGTCGGTGGTGACGCCGAGGTGCTGGGCGATCGCGCCCGGGGATGGGTCCATGATCTCAGCCTCCGCGTACTCGTGAGGCTGGATCAGGAAGCGCGCCGCCCACCGCCATGCCCGACGATTCGCTGGTGGCGTGCAGTGGGTGTCGCCGTAGTAGTGGTGGGCGAGCTCGTGCGCGAGAGTGGAGATGGTACGACGCTCCGACATGCCGTGCCGGATGGCGATCACGCCGTTCGGATAGCGCCGACCCCTCTCGGGGAGGTCCCGAGCCCACACGATCCGGGCTCCCATGTCCTCGGCATGGAGGATCAGGTCAGTGGTCGTCCTCGCCGGGGTCGTCCCCGGGCTTCTCCTCGTCGGCTGCAAAGGGTAGGCCCTCCAACTCCTCAGCGGATACATCGTCTGAGAGCAGTGTCAGGGACGGGCCTGACATTGGGCCATCTGGCTGAGCTGGACCCTCCACTGTCGGGTCATCGGGGTCCTGCTGGGTTCGGTCTGCTGGTCGGTCATGGCGTCCCTCCACGAGTACGCGGATCATCTCGGTCACGAGCCTGCGCTCGCGATGAGAGAGGAACGCCGACTCGGCCGGCGGATCGTAGGGATCCTCCTGCGCGCTGCCCGAGCCGAGCCGTCGCCACACCTCTGTCGGATCGACCTCGAGTGCGTCCGCGATCTTCTGGACCGTAGGTGCGCTCGGGGTGTTCAGCCCTCGGAGGGTGCGGGACACCGTCGCGTTGGAGACTCCTGCGATCTTCGCAAGTGCCCTCTCGGACGGGTTGCCTCGGTTGTCGACTGCTCCGGCCCGCAGCATGTCGGATGCCCAGGGGCGGAGGTAGTCGTCGTTCTCTCTCACGGGGCACACCTTGTCGTCGTCCGGTTCGTGGAGTCCAGCCCAAGGGTAGCCGTAACGGCTACAACTTTCACTGGTGTAATTCGTTCCTGACCTGGTGGGACGAAAAATGTCTGATGTGTAGGGTTGCACGACCGGCTACACGTGTGTAGTGTTCAGAGCACCACCCCACACTAGGAAGGAGGGCCGGACATGATGACCGAGGTTCTGGACCAGCGAGCGGTAGTCCGAGACAAGACGCTTCTCGCGAGCACCATGAAGCGCCGCGGTTTCTCGAATGCCTCCCTTGCCGATGAGGTGACGTTCCGGATGCGCCGCAAGGCGCGCACTGCGAAGGAGCGCCGCGACACCAACGTGTCTCGCGCTCAGATCGGGCACCTGCGCAACCACCGCATGGAGAACCGCAACACCACGAGCGTGGAGGTCGCGGACGCCATCGAGGAGGCGCTGGACATGCCCAACGGCACGCTGTTCGACACCCAGGTGTTCAGCGTTACGCGATACATCGCACGGACGGCCTGATCGGCCGCTAGACCAACTACCGGGGCCACACCACCCGGACGGGCCGCGAGACCCCCAGTGATGGGAGCGGTCCGGAGGAAATATCCCCACAGCAAGCGATACGGCGCACACCCTCCCCCTGATAGGGCCGCGCTACACGCCACGAGAGGCCCCGTGCAGGCGGGGAGGTACCCACCTCTGGCAGGAACGGCGCGCTGTGCGGGAGTCACGGAGGTAGATCCCTCCGTGCATCAGCCCTGCGTCCCGTCGATACGGGCCGCGTGGAGTTCCGACCACGGCAGGGCGCGAACCACTCCCCCACCGCACCCAGGAGGTTCCGCATGGACCTGTCCCACCCCGCCATCACCCACTGGACCGAGCAGACCTCGGCCGACCACTTCGACTACCTCGACGAGGAGGATCCCCGATGACCACCACCCCCATCTTCGACACGCTCCAAGCCGGACTCGCGCGGAAGAACGACCGCCTCACGTCCGTGCTCGCCGCCGAAGCCGTCACCGATGTGGCCGGCACGAAGCGAGCCGTCCTCGAGATCCTCCGCGAGCTCGGCCCCCTCCCCGACGAGTACATCCACCGCGAGCACACCCACCTCGCACGGATCGGGATCGTTCCGCGGCGCCTGTCGCCGCAACGGATCCGGACGGTGCGGGCGCAGCTCGTCGATGACGGGCTGGTCGACGACTCCGGCGATCTGGTGCGGCTTGAGGGTGCGCGGTGCGCGTCGACGATCTGGAAGGCGGTGCCGCAGTGAAGCGCCGGTTCATGACCACCCCGGAGGTCGCGGAGACGATCGGGGTGACGACGCAGACGGTCCGGAACTACTGCCGGGTCGGCCTGTTCCCGGGGGCGCGTAAGCCTCTCGACGGGTCGCCGTGGCTGATCCCCGTGAGGGCGGTGGAGGAGTTCATTGATCCTCCCGAGCAGCCGTTGGCGCGGTCGTCTCGGTCTCGTGGACGGGGGCGTGCCGCATGAGTGCGAAGCCGACCCCGATCCATCCCCCGACTGGTCTGGCTCAGCACGAGGCTGAGGCGCGGCGGCGCATCGTGGAGACGATCCTCGCGAACGCAGCTCCGATCAGGTCGAAGGATGACCTGCTCGAGATCGCGGAGTGGGTCTATTACGGGTCGGAGGACGAGTCGTGATGACGATGCTCGCTGAGTCTCTGGCCCTGCTCGCCGTGGTCGGCGCCTATCTGGTCGTCGCTGTGGCCGTGTCTGTGTGTGCGGTCGCTGGCCTGATGAAGGCGGGGTGGTGGCGTGGCTGACGTGCTGGCCGCGATGCTCGCCGCCCTCGACAAGACCGAACGGGACCGGCGTGCCGCCGTGGCACGTACCCCCGACTCGAACAATCCGTGGCGTCCGGTGATTCCCCGTGCTGAACGTCGCACGCAACGTCCGTACGCAGACCCGACTGGCGAGACCGCCATCGGCAACCGAAAGAGGAAGCGATGAACTACATCCAGCGGGCGAAGATCGCCCAGAAGATCCTCGCCGCAGCCCGTGGCATCGACGTCACCGCCGTCACGCTGTACGGCTACGAGGACAGGCTCACCATCCAGACGTACGGCCCCATCGACGGGTACGACTACGCACCCCGGATCGAGGGAGGGCATCCCCGGCACGAGTTCGAGGTGGATGGCGTCGTGGTGGACCTGGTCTACGTGGAGCCCGAGGAGGTGGCGGCGTGACTCTCAAGACCCGCCAGCCCACCGGGAAACCGCCGTGGCCGCACCTGCTGATCGCGGGCGCGTCGAAGGCCGGGAAGACGTACGCATGCGCCGAGGCGTCCAGCTCGGAACTGATCGAGCGGACGTACTGGCTGGGGATCGGTGAACCCGACCCCGACATGTACGGCGCGATCCCCGGCGCTTCGTTCGAGATCGTCGAGCATGACGGGTCGTGGCGCGGTATCGGCCAGGCCCTCGCCGCGATCAATGCACAGGGCCCGTCGCTCCTCGTCGTCGACTCGATGACCCGCCTCTGGGACCTACTCAAGGACGAAGCACAGGCCGAGGCATCAGCCCGTGCTCGCCGGAAGAACAAGGGCAACCCGGACGAGGCCCGCATCGACATGGACCTGTGGAACCGGGCGAAGGAGCGGCATGCCGCGGTCGTCACCACGATCCAGGCTCATGACGGTCCGGTCCTGATGACGGCCCGCCTCGACGTGGTCACCGCGATGGATGACCGGGGCCAGCCGACTAAGGAGAAGGACCTCAAGATCCAGACGGAGAAGAACCTCCCGTACGAGGTCGATGGGGTGGTGCTGATGCCGGAGCGGGGCCGTGCCCGGATCGATGGGCTCCGTTCGATGGCGTGGCAGATCAGCCAGCCCACGGACATGCCCGGCTTCACCGTGGATGGGCTGTGGAAGCGGCTCGGGCTCGGTGAGCAGGAGACCGCTCCGGCGAAGCATCGGGAGGTGCGGGGTGCGGAGTCGACCACGGATCAGTCCCCTGCTGATCGGGCGCGGGATGACCTGCGGGTCGCGCTCATGGGTGACCAGGCCCTGATGCTCGCTGCTGTTGAGCGGTTCGCCGCGATGACGGGTGGGGATGCGTTGAAGGAAACGACGGACGATCAGGCCATTCGGGATCTGATCGAAGCGATGAAGGAGGAGACCCATGCTGCTGCGTGATGTGAATCTGAGGTATGCGGCGCTCAAGTTGATCGCGGACATCGTCGCTGAGGCGATGAAGGCGGAGAAGGCTGAGCACCTCGAGGCGTTGGAGGCGTCGGCGGAGGAGTCCGGGGCGAAGTCTTGGAACGTGACGTTCGATGGGGAGAAGGTCGCCGCGGTGACGCTCTCCCAGCGTGCGGGTGGGCCGAAGATCCTCGACGAGGACGCTCTCGCGAAGCACCTCGAGGTGTCCCGTCCGGACATGGTCGAGACGGTGACGCGGCTCAAGCCGTGGGCGGCGAAGGAGATCCTCGCGTCGATCGTGGACGTGACGGACGACGGCGGGATCACGCGGGACGGGGAGATCATCCCCGGCATCGTGATGGTCGAGGCCGGCGCGCCGTACCAGTCGCTCCGCTGGGACGCGAAGGCGGAAGGCAAGGACGTGGTCGCGGATGCGATCCGGTCCGGGGAGCTGCGGGACCTGCTCGCGGACACGGGCCTGCCGATGCTCGAGGACAGAGCATGAGCGCGGCACTGTGCACCAGCACCTACCCCTACTACCAGATGGACGCGACGTGCGAACGGGAGGCCGGGCACCCCGGCGACCACCAGGACTCCTCGGCCCGGTGGATCTGGGATGGCGGAGGCGGACACAGCATGAGCTTGGACGCCCACGAGTGCCCGGTGTGCGGAACGCGAGACGTCGTCTCCGACCTGGCCCGGGAGCGCGTCGAGGGCGACCAGTGCCGCTCGTGCGACTTCTGGGACGCCGTCGCTGAGCGGGTCCAGGTAGGCACCGGCATCATCTCGAAGGGCGTCGCCTACACCTGGGCGCCGGACAAGCCGTGGGCCTTCGACGGCACCCGCTTCCGCATCACGAAGACAGACGGGACGATCCTCGGCCCGGGGCCGGGCCTATGGCACAACGGGACCGTCCCGCACGAGCGCCGGGAGGCGCTGCCGGACAACGCCACGATCGAGTGGGGCGCTCAATGAGCACGACGGACATCGTCCTCGAACTGTCCCGGATCGGGCGGGAGCTGGATGAGCTGTCCCGCAAGATCGAGCACCTCGACCACCAGGCGGTGATCGCGTGGTCGGAGCACCGGAAGGCGTACGCCCGCGCGTACATCGACGGCACCGGTTCGATCGAGGACCGGAAGCAGCACGCGGTGCTAGAGGTGGAGGATCTGCGGGTCGCGGCGGAGGCGGCGGACCAGCTGCATCGTGCCTCGCGTGAGCGGATCCGGGTGCTCCGGGACCGGCTCGAGATCGGGCGCTCGCTGAACAGTGCTCGCAACCGGGAGTTCATGGCCGAAGGAGTTGGTCAGTCATGAAGTTCTGCACCTACCCCGGATGCGAACGCAAGTACGTCGCCAAGGGCTACTGCATGGGGCACTACGACGCGAACCGTCTCGGCTATCCCATGGACCGGGCGAACCTCACCCCCGAGGGGAGGTTCTGGCTGTACGTCGAAAAGACGGACACGCACTGGCTGTGGACCGGGCTCAAGTGCCACGCGGGGTACGGGCGGATGAGCAACGGGCCTCGAAAGGTCCAGGCTCACCGCTTCTCCTACGAGCTGCACGTCGGACCGATCCCCGAGGGGATGTTCGTGGACCACAAATGCCACACCCCGGCATGCGTGAACCCAGACCACCTGCAAGCGGTCACGATCCGGGAGAACGGTGAGAACCGGAAGGGGGCGAACCCCAACAACAGGTCCTCCGGAGTCCGCGGCGTTACCAGTCGACCCAGCGGGAGGTGGCAGGCGTGCTTCTACTCCGGCGGGAAGCGGGTCAACGTCGGCACCTTCGACACCGTCGAGGATGCCGAAACCGCCGTAATCGCTGCCCGTCTCGAAGCGATGACGAACAGCGATCTCGAGGTCAGGAATCGACGGAAGGAGGCCGCGTGAGCCGCCGCAAGACCGGCCCGGACCGAGCGACCGTCGACACGGTCCGGGCCCGCGACGGCGACCAATGCCGCCGCTGCCGCCGGGAGTACCAACAGATCCACCACCGCAAACCTCGCGGTATGGGCGGGACCCGGGACCCGCTGATCAACTCCCCCTCGAACCTGGTGTGCGTCTGTCAAGACTGCCACCACTGGATCGAGACTCACCGGACTGTCGCGCTCCGCGACGGCTGGCTCGTCTCGAAGTGGACCGACCATCCCGAGTCGGTCCCGATCATCATCAACCACCTTCCCGTCTGGCTCTCGCCGGACGGGTTCGCATACCCCCAGAAGGAGACCGCCTGATGGCAGACACCAACATCATCGTTTCCGGCAATCTCGCCGCACCGCCCGAGCTCGCTTTCTCCCAGGCCGGGAAGCCCTGGTGCAAGTTCACGATCATGGTGAACGAACGCCGCGAGCAGAACGGCAGATGGGAAGAGGTCGCGAAGAACGGCATGCGCTGCGTCGCGTTCGGTGACCTCGCCGAGCACATCGCCGAGTCGTTCCCGGACGGGAAGGCCCGCGTGATCGCTACCGGCCGTCTCGTCCCGCAGCAGTGGCAGGACCGTGAGTCGGGAGCGAACCGGTACGACTGGCAGTTGCAGGTCGATGACATCGGCCCGTCGCTCAAGTGGGCGACTGCGACTCCGGTCAAGGCCCAGCGTCCCCAGCAGGGCGGTGGCTACGGCCAGCAGCAGGGGTACGGCCAGCAGGCACCCCAGCAGGGCTACGGCGCACCGCAGGGCGGCGCTCCGCAGGGTGGCGGGGAGTGGGATTCTCCGCCCTTCTGAAAGCGCTTACCCTGATCTAGGCCTCCGCTGTAGCGGGGGCCTTTCGCATGCCCGCAGTGCCGCCCCGATGGTCGCAGGCCGGGTTCGACTCCCGGCCGGGGCACTCCCCCACGAAAGGAACCCTCATGAAGATCCGTCACGGCACTCGGACCGGGTACGGCTACCACGGCTGCAAGTGCGACCGGTGCAAGGCCGCGCACGCCCAGTACAACCGCGAGTACAAGGAGGGGTTGCGTCGCTGGACCGACGCGACCCCAGCCGGAGACCACATCAACGCTCTCCGCGCTGAGGGGTGGACCCTCGCCGGGCTCGCACGCCACACCGGCTATCACGTGCAGACGCTCCGCAACATCGCGATGGGGAAGACGCGGAGAACGCATCCGTCAACGGTCGAGGACATCCTCTCCGTCCCTGTGGGGGTGGCGGCGTGACGTGTCCTCATCTCGTGTTCGGGCTGTACCCGTGCATCCGCCCGGTAGGGCATTTCCCGCGTCTCCCGCACCTCGCGGGATTCACCGACCCCAGAACAGGAGTCCCGTCATGACCTATCACCCTCTCGATGACCTTCCCGACCTTCCTCCGTCTCTGCCGGGGCATGACTTGGATGTGCAGTCGTCCCGGGGCACTCCCCTTGAGCCGGGATCGCTGGAGGCTTCCTGCTCGTGCGGCCGCTGGGATTTCACGTCGGTGGAGTCGATCGGTGGCCCGGTCGAGGATCCCCTGCCCTACTTCGAGGACCACCTCAGTGCGGTGGAAGCGAGTGAGGCGGCGTGAGCGACCACAGCATCGTCTACGACCTGCAGCGCCCCGGGAACGGGGACCTCGAGTGCAACGCCGCCCCCGACTCGATCTGTCACGCCGTCTTCGACTGCGACTGCGAGGCCTACTACGGCTTCCACGTCGTTGACGGGGTGCCGCACCACTTCACCGACTACGACGGAATCGGCGCGGCAGGGCATCACGTCGGCCGATTCAATCCTGACGAGTGCGCTCTCGTCACCTGGCACGAGAACAGCGACGAGGACGTGACCGGGACCGTGCGGGTCGCGGTCGAGCCGGACTGGCACGAGGACTACGTCGAGTTCGACGCGGTCGCTGCCGAAGTCACCACCACCCGATCCCCCGAAGGAGCCCCCGAATGAGCACCATCCACAGCACCGTCGAGCCTCGAAAGCATGTCCACGTCACCGCGATCGGTGATGAAGACGTGGCTCTCGACATCGGCCGTCCCGGTCGCCCCGCCGTCAGCCTGGTGGCGATCCGCATCCCGGCTGCCGAACTCCGTGCCGCTCTGGACAAGGTCGCGCCCACCTCCCCCGACTACGCGGACGGCGGTGTCACTGCTGCCCTCGTCGAGGCCGAGGTGGCCGGGTCCTACACCCGCACCGACGAGGACGGGCTCACCCTTCTCATGGTCCAGCAGCAGCGGGACCAGGCGACTGCCCGCGCGGAGAAGACCGAGCAGGAGCGCGACGGTGCGCTGAGGCATCGCGACCGGTGGCGGAAGCGCGCGGAAGCCGCAGAGGAAGCCATGCGCACCCTCTGCGCCGAGCAGTCCCGTGGCTTCACCGCCGAGGACATCACCGACGACGAATGGGCGCAGATCAAGGACCGGGCGTGGGGGTACTGGGAGAACCACTCGATCCTCAACTCCCACGGCCTCATGCGGATGATGCAGCACGCCTTCGCCAAGCCCGCCCGGCACCCCGAGGCCGAGGCATGGGAGGAGGAGCTGGGCGAGATGCCCGCCGCCGCCGACCTCACCCCCGAGCAGCGCGCCCGCCTGGCCGATGCGCTGGCCGAGCGGGACCACGCACTCGGCGTCACGGCACCGGAGGTAGAGCCGGGGAAGTTTCCTGCGCCGCTGGCCTACCTGAACGACGATCCTCGAGAGGACCCCACCCGATGACGACCCCGAACACCGACCCGCTGGTCGAGCAGATCGCGCGAGAGCTGTACCGGCACGACTACCCCACGCGCATCGGCGGGTGGGACAACGCCCGCAAGCTGGAGAAGGAGCGCTACGCCGACCGCGCCGCCGCTGTCCTCCCCATCGTGGACGCCGCCGTGAAGGCAGGGAAGGCCGAAGCGCTCGAACAGTTCATACGCTTCGCTGAGCGGCACAAGGACGACGCTTTGAATCGGAATGCTTCCGACGATGAGGTCTACCGCTGGGCGACCGTGTTCACCACCGCATGGAACTACCGAGTTCAGGAGACACCCGATGAGCACTGACCAGCGCCGCGCACTCGCGGCCACGACGCCCACCACCGAGGTCATCAAGGACGCCGTGACGTATCCGCGTGAGCGTCTCGGTGAGCCCCTCGACATCAGCCCCGAACGGTTCGAGGCATGGCTCGCAGGCGTGAAGCGATACGCCGCGAGAGAGGCTCTCGACGGGCTGGCGGCGGTCCATGACGACGGCACGTTGATCGGTCCGCACTCTCTCGTCGGCGATGCAGCCCGCCACCATCGCGACACTCACTACCCCGAGGAGACCCCGTGAACGACGACGAGCAGGCGAGCCTTGACATGGAGGCGTACCACCGGAAGGCCGCAGCCGCAGCCGCGAACGGCTGGCTTGCCGCCATGCACCGAGAGATTGCGGACGGCATTCGGTCCAGCCGAGAGGAGCGTGAGACCCCGTGACCATTCCCCCGGAGCGCAGGGAGGAACTGCGGAGACTCGCGGACGAGGCGACCCCGGGACCGTGGCCCCTGTTCAGCGGTGGCGAGTACGTCGGCGGAGTCGGCATTCTCGTCGCTCCGGACGACGGCGGGGTGAGTCCCGCCAACGCCGCCTTCATCGCCGCGTCACGACAGGCCATCCCCGACCTGCTCGATGAGAACGATGCGCTACGGGCAGAGCTGCGCACCGCGAAGGACCACCTCCGGCAGGCAATGATCGAGATGCAGGGCAGCGAGCAGTGGGCCGAACGGATTGAGCATCGTGCTATCCGTGCCGAGGCCCGAGCCGACATTCGGGGCCGCGCCGTCGCCATCTACCAGGACAGGGCACGGCAGGCAGAGGCGCGTGTCAAGGCCGTGGAGGACATGTGCGACGCCGAGGAGGACCCTGACCAGTGGCCTCCCCGCCCCGTCATGCACGGTGGGGAACCGTTCCCAGCCTCCCTCATGGTCGACGCCATCCGCCGCGCACTGGAAGAGTGACTCGCCCCGCCCGGTAGGAACGCTTCCTCACGAAACCGTTACTAAGGCCTCCGATCGATCACAGATCGGGGGCCTTCCCTTATGCCCACAGGAGGGCACATGCAACAGCTGCTCATTCCCCTCGGGAAGTCCGAGTGGTACTCCCTCAACGACCGCCTGCACCACATGGCGAAGCACCGCATCGCGAAGCACGTTCGCCAGAAAGCGGCGCTGCTCGCCCGCGCACACCTCACCCCCGTCACTGTGCCGGTGAACGTCACTGCGCACATCGGCTACCCCCGCAACGGCCGCGCCGACCCCTCCAACGCCGCTGTCGTGAAGCACATCCTCGACGGCCTCACCGACGCCGGCATCTGGACCGACGACGACCACACCCATGTGCCCGCTGTCGCGTACCGCCGCGACCCCGCTACGGGCCGTACAGGGCTGTGGCAGGTCCGGCTCGTCATCACCCCCACCACCTGAGAGGAGGCCCCACATGGCGCGCATGCGCTACGTGAAGCCCGAGATCTGGACCGACCGAAAGTTCGTCCGACTCTCACCCCACGCACGGCTGCTCTTCATCGGCATGTGGAACTTCGCGATCTGCGACCGCGGCCACATCGAAGACGACGCTTTCGAGCTCAAGATGCGCGTCTTCCCCGCCGACAACATCGACGCATCGCCGCTCGTCGATGAGTTGATCGATGCCGGTCTCGTCGACCGATCCGACACCCATCTGACGATCCGTAACCTGTCGAAGCACCAGAAGGTCGACTCTCGATGGACCCCCCGGTGCCCCTATTGCCCCAGGTCAGAGGCTCCCGAGAACTCTTCCGACCACACCGGCACTCCCGACACCTCTGCCAACCTCTCCGAAACTCTCCCGAGCTCTACCAAAAACACCCAAGGAGGGGATGGGAGGGGAGGGGATAGGAGAGGAGAGGAAGGGAGAGAGGCGCCGAAGCGCGCCACCGCCCTCCCGAAGTCCTGGACTCCGTCCGAGGACCACATCGCCTACGCCACCGAGAACAACATCGACCTCACCCACGAGGCCGAGAAGTTCAAGAACAACTGCGCAGCGAAGGGACTCACCTACAAGAACCACAACGCCGCCTTCGCCAACTGGATCCGCCAACCCTGGGTCAGGAAGCTCCCCGACCAACAACCCACCGCCCTCGCAGAATGGATGACCCGTGGCTGACATCGACACCACCCCCGCGGAACGCGCCGTCATCGGAGCATCCCTCGCGGACACTGCCGCGATCCGCTGGGCCTCAGACCACATCACCGCCGAAGACTTCTACTCCCCCCGCCTCGGCGACATGTGGCAGCGGCTCCACACCCGGTGGAAAGCCGGAGACCCCACCGACGTCATCTCCATGGACGGGGTCCTCCGGGACCTTCCCGGCTACCAGAACGGTGACGTGTTCACCCTCGTCGACTCCGCACCCGTCGCCGGGTCGGCCGCGTTCTGGGCCGCGCAGATCGCTGAGGGGGCGAAGCGTCGCCGTCTCGTCGAGATGGCTGTCCGGGCTCAGCAGAACGCGAGAGAGGGCGACCTCGCCGACGCGCTCACCATCGCCCGCAACGACCTCGCAGACATCGGGAAGGCGACCACGTCGAAGCTCGACGCGAAACCCCTCGCTCGAGTCCTCGAGGAGTCCGACGAATACGACTGGGTCATCCCCGGGATTCTCGAAGCATCCGACCGGGTCATCTTCACGGGTGGGGAGGGTGCGGGGAAGACCACGCTGATGCGGCAGATGGCGATCCTCGCAGCGGCCGGAATCAACCCCCTCACGTTCGACGACATGGCCCCTGCCCGGGTTCTGATCGTCGACGCGGAGAACACCGAGAAGCAGTGGCGTCGTGCCACCCGAGATGTCGTAGGGAAAGCATCTGAGCACCTCGGCGCATCCGTGGGGGAGTTGATCCCTCTCGCGTGCGTGCCCCGTCTCGACATCACGAAGGAGCGGGACCTGTCCGCGATCCATGACCTGATCGACCGGCACTCGCCACAGATCCTGTTCATCGGCCCGCTGTACAAGCTCGTCCCTCGGGCGATCCAATCCGATGATGACGCGGCCCCGCTGATCGCCGCACTCGACTCGCTACGGGCACGGGGGCTCGCGCTCGTGATGGAGGCCCATGCCGGGCACGCCCAATCCGCTGCCGGGCAACGCGACCTCCGGCCCCGCGGGTCCAGTGCGCTGCTCGGCTGGCCCGAGTTCGGGATCGGGCTCCGGCTCGACACCGAGTACGGGCCGTTCAAGGTCGATCCGAACAACTTCCGCAACCGGAAGATCGACCTCACCCGTTGGCGTGGCGACCGCGACGAACGCCAATGGCCGGACTCGCTGTACGCCGGGAACCACTACCGGTGGACGCCCGAGCATTACGCGTCCACGCTCAACCGCCCGAACCCGACCCCGCAGGAGGATCGACGTGCCTACGCGAACTGACCTCACCCCGGAGCGCCTGGCGACGATCAGACGCCTCGCCGAGGAGGACCCGTACTTCAAGGGGGTCCTTGCCGCACTCACCGAACCCTCGCCAGTGGCGGGGGTTTCTTCGTCCCAGCGAAAGGACACCCCGTGAGCTCCTACGAGAAGACCACCCGGTCCACCACCACGACCACCTACAAGCTCGACCTGCCGGGCGCCACGCTCGACGACCTCCGGCGGCTCGTGGAGGCCACCGTCCACCTCAGCGCAGGCTCCCCGATCCAGACGGACCTGTTCGGGATCACGCTCGCCGTCCACGAGACCCGGCTCAACGAGGAGGAGAAGCCGTGATCATCATCCTCACCATCGCCTGGTGGCTCGAAGGCCGGGCCCTCCGTCGGGAGATCACCGCGCTCGAGCAGCAGATCGCCGAACTGCGCGAGATGCCGCCCCATGAGCGGGCCATCCTCGACCGCGCCCTGTTCGACCGGTCCGCCCGCAGCTACCACGCCGCACTGCGCCAGTGCGCGCACGGCTTCCACCACCCCGAGGGTCCGCACTCCTGCGACGGCTGCTGGTGCGAAGGAGAGCGTGACCGCGCCATGTACGGCTGGGACCACAACACCGACCCGAAGGAGACCCCGTGAACCTCACTCCCGCCGAGCGGGCAGCGCTCGACACCCTCGGTGCTCCGAGCGCTCACCGCACCGTCCACACGATCATCAGCGGCTTCGAGACCGACCCCGACGCCGTGTTCCTGCTCGTCCCCGTCCCCGCCGGCCCCGAGTACGCCATCGGCGACCGCGTCACCATCACCTTCGAGGAGACCCGATGAACCGCGACAGATCGAACCTCAAGTACCACCGCCCGAAGGCTGAGGGTGTCCTCGCCGTACAGCTGACCGCGGAGAACGCTCACGCTGTCGCCCGCGAGCTGGGCGGGCGCGTCGAAGAGGACCCGAAGCCCGGCGACCCCACCGACGTCGCGCTGTGGTTCAGCGTTCCGACCCTGAGTGGTGTCGCGCGGCTCCTCGTCGGTCCCGGTCCTGTCGTCGGTCGGGAGTTCGCCTCCGGCCGAGTCGTCGTCTGGGACAACCCGCGCGACTTCTACGCCACCTACGAGGAGCAGAGCCGATGACCACCCTGTACCGCCCCGTCCTGATCGAGTCCGCCGAGCAGGCCGAAGCACTGCCAGAGGGGACCGTACTCATCCGCGAGGAGCACTTCGCATTCCAGAAGCACGCGGGCCAATTCGTGAGCGCCGACCCTCACGACCTTCCCACCGGAGCCGCATGGGAAGTAGTGGGCTGGACGGCTCTCGTGCCCATCGAAGCCGAGGAGGAGTTCACCGCCATGGGAACCGACGACGGCGAGCACTGGATCGCCCACGTCGGCACCGACGGCGTCACCGGATCCCGCGAGGACGCCGAGCAGTACACCAAGCGCTTCGGCGGGTTCATCGCCCGCCGCTACCGCACCCCCTGGGAGGAAGCATGACCACCAGCCCACTCGAGCAGCTCCGCGAAGCCCTGCAGGAGTACGTCCGATCGACCGAAGGCACCGAGCTCGTCCTCACGGACTTCGCGATCGGCTACGCCGCGATCGACATGCACACCGCCGACGACCGGACCTTCATCGGCACCACAGCGTCCGGGGCACCCCACGCCACCCTCGGCCTCGCGCACGTCCTGACGCGAGACCTCCTCGAAGGAGACGACGACGAATGACCCTCGAGCACGCCACGCGCACCATCGCCCAAGCCGAGGAGGCGTGGTTCATCCTCCAAGGCATGGCCCGTGCCCAGACCTCCGCCCCCCAGGGCCCGAAGGTCACGACCAGCAGCACCCCCGGCACACCCCTGAACCTCACGATGCACGACCTCGCCGTCGACATCGCGGCCACCCTCCGAGACCTCGCCCTCGACCTCGCCGAAGCGACCGGCGAATGGCCCGACGGCCTCGACGCCACAGGAGCCTCCGCATACGCCCGGAAGTGGGCCGAGCACATCACCGGCCACGAGGGCCGCGAGGACGTCCTCCGCACCCTCACCGAGCACGTCCAGCGCGCGACAGGCGTCCTAGGCATGCACCCCCGCCGCACCCGCGTCCCCGAACCGTGCGAGTGCGGACACGAGCAGTGGGTCTATCACGAGCACGTCGCCTACGTCCGCTGCAAGGACGGGCACCTCGCGTCCCTCGCCGATCACGCCTACGCCGCCGGGGCCGGGCACTTCACCATCGGGCAGGCCGCGAGGATCCTCGGCATCTCCGACCGGACCGTCGGCAGGCTCCTCGAGCGGGGAGACCTGTGGGGCGCCAGAGGGTCCGGCGGACGCAGAGGCTACGTCGACGCCGCGTCAGTGACCGCGTTCCATCGTGGGCTTGCGTCTCCCGCCCATGCCGGATAGTCTCTGACTGAATGGAAATAGTGTCCCCAACGGGAACACGCAGCCGAAGCCCTCGCCGAACAGCGGGGGCTTTCTTCATGCCCGAAAGACCGTGACCACCGCCCCCGCGCCAGCAGGGACGACCACGGCACACCCCCGTAGCTCAGAGGCAGAGCAGGCCGGTACACCGGCACCCGGGTAGCTCCCGGAGGCGCAGGTTCGAGTCCTGCCGGGGGTACCAGGTGTCCGGCGAGACCGACGGGTCAACGACCCGGACACCCGAACGTCGGTCGAGGCACACGGCGCACACGACAGCCTCCCGACCCGCGCACCGCGAAAAGCACCCGCCCGCAGAAGGGGCACGAGGCGAACGCGGCAGCGCACGCCCGGCAGGCCCCGCGAGAGACAACGCGGACGCCTGCCGGGCCACACACCACCGGGCACAGCCCATCCAGCCCACCCCCGCCAGGACGCGACCCTGGCGGGCAGGTGGGCACCAACCCATGAACACGCCAGGCAGGAGGCAACCCATGAAGTGCACAGCGCACCGCTCCAACGGCGAGCCCTGCAACAACTGGTCGATCAAGGGTGCCGAGGTGTGCCGCAACCATGGCGGCTCCGCGCCCCGGGTGAAGGCCGCTGCGGCTCGTCGCACTGCCGAGGCGAAGGCCGCGAAGGCCGCTGCACTGTTCGCGGCTCCGGTCGACGTTGATCCCGCGCAGGCACTCATCGACCTCGTCCATTGGACCGCCGGTGAATGCGAGTACTGGCGCGAGCAGGTCCGGGAGCTTGCCGACACTGACCCTGCCGCGCTGACGTGGGGCATGACTCGGGAGAAGACGGGTGGTGACGACTACGGCACCACCGAGGAAGCGAAACCGAACGTCGCGTACGTGATGCTCACCGATGCGCAGGAGCGGCTGGCGAAGTTCGCTACGGCCGCGCTCAAGGCTGGCGTGGATGAGCGTCGGGTGCGTATCGCTGAGTCGCAGGGGGCGATGGTCGCTGACGTGATCAAGCGGATCCTGGAGCGGCTCGATCTGCTCGAGTGGCAGGCCGAGCTCGTCCCGTCCGTTGTCCCGGAGGAGCTTCGGGCGCTGTCTGCGGGGGTGTAGCGGTGACGGTCCTGGATTGGGCCGAGGCTGCTGCCCGCATGTTCGAGCCGAAGGATGACGCCTACCCCACCCCTGGTGTGCTCGCTGCTGCGGTCACTCCGGGCACGCTCCAGACCCGGGCTTTGGACGTCATCGATCAGGCTCTTGTCGATGTGGAGTCCGGTGACTGCGACCGGCTGATCATCTCCATGCCGCCACAGGAGGGGAAGTCCACCCGGGTCACGAAGGTGGGGCCGCTGTGGTTCCTTCTCCGTAACCCGGAACGCCGCGTCGTCGTCGCTTCCTATGCGGAGTCTCTCGCGCAGGAGTTCGGGCGCGATATCCGCTCCCACATCACCTCGAACCAAGGCGATGACGGCACGCTGGACCTCGGGCTACGGATCGCGCCTGACAACGGCGCGGTAACGTCCTGGAAGCTCGACCAACACCGCGGTGGTGTCCGGTCCGTCGGTATCGCTGGCGGCCTCACTGGCCGCCCTGCTGATGTCATCTTCATTGACGACCCGATCAGCAACATGGAGCAGGCCGAGTCGAAGACATACCGGGACCGGGCATGGTCGTTCTGGACCAGCGTGGCCCGGACGCGTCTCGCCCCTGGCGCGCCGGTCGTCCTGATCCTGACCCGCTGGCATCACGACGATCTCGCCGGCCGCCTCCTCCGCTCTGAGGAGGGGCACCGGTGGCGGGTCATCAACATCCCCGCGCAAGCGAACCACCGCCCGGAGAAGGGTGAGGTCGATCCGCTCGGTCGTGAACCGGGTGAGTGGATGGATTCTGCACGCACCGATGAACGGACCGGGAAGCAGCGCACCGCCGCTGACTGGGAAGCGAGCCGCCGAGAGGTCGGACCCCGCGTCTGGAACGCCCTCTACCAAGGGAACCCGTCCCCCGAGCAGGGTGGCCTGTTCCCTGGCGTGTGGGCACGGTACGAGCAGCCGATGTGGATCGAGCACCACGACGGGACACGCACCGTCCCCGGCGAGGGGTACGAGCTCGTCCAGTCCTGGGACATGACGTTTAAGGACACGAAAGCATCGGACTATGTCGTCGGCCAGGTGTGGCTCCGTATCGGTGTCACCGCCTACCTCCTCGATCAGGTGCGGGCCCGAATGAACTTCACCGCCACTATCGAGGCGGTGAAGCGGATGACGGCACGGTGGCCGCAGGCGGTTGCGAAGTTCGTGGAGGACAAAGCGAACGGGCCCGCCGTGATCAACGCGCTCGCCCGCACCGTCCCTGGCTTGATCCCGATCGAGCCGGAGGGGTCGAAGTTTGCGCGCGCCTCCGCCGTGTCTCCCCTCTCCCACTCCGGGAACATCGTGCTTCCCTCCGCTGAGCTGCTCCCCAACGTGGAGGAGCTCATCGAGGAGCATCGCCTGTTCCCCAATGGGCCACACGACGACACGGTCGACACCCTCTCGCAGGCGATCAACCGGCTGCTGCTGAACCCGCTCCTCGAGCACGACGACATCATCGACGGAGAAGACCTCCTCGACATCGACCCGCACGACTACCTCGGCGGCTACTGACAGGAGGACGCACATGGGTGTGATGGCGCGCATCTCCGAACGTTTCACACCTCGTGAGGATCCTCAGGTCGAGTACCTCAAGGAGGCTGTGTCGGATCTGTCCCGGCAGCTGGAGCGGGACGAGCAGGGCTGGTCCCCTCTCGGCGAGGATGGGGACGAGTTCACTCGGGACGCGCTCGCTCGCGCCGCCTCCCAGTCCCGGACGATGGCTGTTGCGCACCCTCTGGTGCGTCGCGCTCTCAAGCTCCGCCAGGCCTACGTCCACGGGCAGGGCGTTTCTGTCACTGCCGCGACCGAGGATGATGGCGGGCAGGACGTCAACGCTGTACTGCAGGCGTTCTGGGATGACGAGGGGAACCGGGCCGCACTCACCGGAGCGCAGGCGAAGGACCGTCTCGAGCAGACCCTGGGCACCGACGGCAACACCTACATCGCCGCGTTCACGAACCCGCTGACGGGCGAAGTGCAGGCCCGCACGATCCCGTTCGACGAGATCCGCGAAGTGATCACCGACCCGGACGACCGGACCCGGCCCTGGTTCTACAAGCGCATGTGGGCGCCGGTGACGGTAGCCGCTGACGACGTCTCCACTGTCACGGCCCAGCAGGAGCGGACCGACTACTACCCGGCCCTGGATCACTTCCCTGCCCGCCGGCCGAAGTTCATCAACGGACACGAGGTGCACTGGAATTCGCCCGTCTACCACGTGAAGGTCAACGACCTCGACGGATGGGCTTTCGGTATCGGTGACGTGTACTCGGCACTGTCGTGGGCGCGCGCCTACCGGGACGGTCTCGCGGACTGGGCGACGCTCGTGAAGTCCCTGTCTCAGTTCGCGTGGCGTGCCACGTCGAAGGGGTCGAAGACTCAGCAGCTGCGACAGTCCCTGTCCCGCACCCCGAACGGGCCCCCGGACGGGAACCCGAACAGTGTGGGCGCTACCGCGGTCACGTCCCCGGACGTCACTCTGGAGGCGATCCCGAAGTCGGGGGCGACGATCGATTCGGAGTCGTTCCGTCCGATCGCGGCGATGGTCGCGGCCGGGCTCGACATCCCCGTCACGATCCTCCTCGCAGATCCGGGGACGACGGGTGCTCGTGCGACGGCGGAGACGCTCGATGAGCCGATGCGCCTGTCGATGGAGTCTCGGCGTGCCGTGTGGCGGCAGACCTATAAGGCGATCGCCGGGTACGTGATCCGTCAGGCGGTGAAGGCACCGCAGGGCCCACTCCAGGGCACGGTCATTCGGGACAAGTGGTCCGGTCGTGAGGTTCTCTCCCTCGCTGATGACACGTCCCCGATGGTGACGGTCGACTTCCCGTCGCTGGAGAAGCTCCCGATCGCAACGATCATGGAAGCGATCGTGAAGGCGGACAGCACCGGGAAGGTTCCCCCGGTCGAGATCCTCCGCTGGATCCTCACCGCGATGCAGGTTGAGGACGCTGACGACATCATCGCGGCCGCGACCGACGATGACGGCAACTGGGTCGACCCGGCCATGTCGGCGGGGCAGGCGGCAGCGGATGCGTTCCGCCGCGGTCAGGACGGCACCTCACTCCAGGCTGTTGCTCGAGTAGAGCAGGCGATCCGCGACATCCAGGACCGCGAGGAGTAG